ACGAAGTTTAGCTTGCATTCTTTCCAAAGCAGATGGTTCAACTACATCTAAAGCTTGGCTTGGTATTTCAACACCCTCTTGTCCTTTTTTCCAACCAGCTGCATTACGTGCAAAGTTTGCCATCTTAACTACAGAAGGAGGATACTTTTCTTTATTAGCTAATACTTTTTTATATGCTTGGGCAACTGACATACCACGTGCTTTGGCCCATCTAGTAAACTTACCTTTATTCTCAGGCTTAATTTCAATACCTGATTTAGCCATCTCCATAGGATCAATAGGTATATCCATATTGGGTGAATCCTCTTGCATCTCTTCTTCTCTAGCCAGTTGTTGTGGATTGTTTGTAATTTGTTCAGCTGTAGGTGGTTTAGGTTGTTGCATTTTTTGTACGTTTTCAAAAATAACAACTACATCTTCTTGAGCCATACCTACTTGCATAAGTGCTTGACCTATAATATTTTGATCAGCCCCTTGTTCCATAAGCATAACAACAACTTCTTCTGGTCTTTGGCCAGATTCCATTGATTGGTTGAACATTTCAGCTATTTGCATAACCTGTGGATCAACCTGCGGTTGCTGTTGCATACCAGGTTCATTAGGAATCATTTGCTGACCACCCTGCTGTTTTACACTTTTTTTGTTTAAATCCACGTTCATCATATTATATTATTAATATACAAATAATTAAGGAGATTCGCTAATCTTTATGGTTTAAGAATTCTTAATTATGTTTGTCATTATAAAGTTTGGAGCAGCCATTGCTGCATTTTTTGCTTGTTTATAGTGTCTCCTATTTAGTTTATCATATATATGTTCTGCAAATTGTATTTTGTCAGTGCCATCATATAACCCTTCAATGTAATTTTTATATATACCATACTCTCCACCTTTTGCTAAAATTCTAGGAGGTTGATTATTTATATTAACACCAGCATCAGCTACTTGTGAAGGATATAAATCATTTATATATGTATTAACCTTGTTAATATAACTTGGTGACTCTTCTTCTATACCAGTAGCTAAAGCAACATCATACACAATTTCAGGTAAAAATCTATAGTTAGTAGAACTTCTATCCGCTAGGGTAGCATTATACAATGATCTTAGTGCTTCTACTTCTTCTTCAGGTGTACGGGTATCATCTACTCTACCAGTATTTATAAGTCTATTACTACCTTGATTATATGCTAATACAGCCATGTTTTTAATGTCCTCTTCAGTTAAACCTAAACTTGGATACTGCTCTGCATAATCTTTAAATAACTCATAGTTTTTAGTAAGAGTATAACTTATAGCGTCAACTGCTTTTGTATCATTAGCTAAATCTTTTGGACTATTTATATCAAAATATTCTCTAGCAAATTTATCTAGAGAAGCAAATTTAGTTTTTCCTACACCTAATGATATATCTGATTCTTTTTTATCTTTAATATCATATGCAATACCTTTTAAACCAAAGTAATCATCTCTAGCTTCTTCTACAGTTCTTGGTGCATTCAAACCTATACCTGACTCAACACCTGTAATAGCAACTGTTGCTGACTCAAGCCAATCTTGATCAACATCAGAATTTAAAATTTCTGGTATCTTATGAGAATTATATTTTGCTCTTTTAAATATGGTTTCAACTTCATTTAAACGGTCTCCCTCAAACCGAGTATTATATCTTAATTGAAGATTATTAATAGCATTATAATTAGGTACTTCACCATCTGCTTCTGTTACAGCAGTTTCATTATATTTAGATCTTACTTCTACATCTTCATTTGGTCTTCTAATCCAAGCAGTAGTAAGTTGATCATATGGTTGTTGTAACACTCTACCATTTACATTATGTGTTATAATAGGAACACCATCTACTATGTCAGAAACAAATCCACTGTGTGTATTATAAGTTTTTGATTTTAATGTTTCTGCATGATGTGATGAACCATCCCAAAATAAACCTACAATATCTCCTATGGCATAATCACTAGCTTTTGTTTGTGATTCTTTTTTTACATTTCTAGTGATCTTTCTTAAATCATTTATATCTGTTTCCTCATTAATTCTGTTAAATCTTGGATCATCATATATATTATAGACCATTTCACTATTATCTGCATTTTCCATAGATTCATATAAATCCCATGCATCCTTATACTTAACACCTATAGCTTCTGTAAGAACATTATTTCTCTCAAGTATTACACACATACCTGCAGCACATCTATCTTCTTCTAATAGATTTGGAATATCATTAAAGACTGTAGCTTTAGGATCATCTTTTGCATTTTCTGTGTTGTAGCGTTCTAATGCTTCTTTAGTCTGATCACCAAACTTACCATCAATACTAGTAGTATTTTTATTAGGTAATGTTTCAGCCATATAACCAAGCTTAACTAATTTTTCTTGAATACCTCTTACTTCAGATGAATTATTTGCACCATATTTTTTATAATATCTTGATATAGAATTTGGATTTAAATTAATATCATCAACCATTGCTCTATGTGCAGCATATGTTTTTGGACCGTATTTTCCATCTACACCTGTTGGACCTACATCATAACCTTTTCTAACTAATACATCTTGTAAATCTTTCACCTCATTAGGAGAAGCACTTGTCATATCTTTCCATCCTTCTGCGTAGTAATTAGACTTCTTAATAAAATCAGCTATTAGTACTGGATCTTGATATTCATTAAACTCAGACTCTTGTGAAACATCAAATAGTATATTTTTAAACTCCTCATCTGAAAAATCAGGTCCTTTTAACTTTTCATATTTTTGTAAATAATCTGGTAATATATTTGTGTCAACAACATTTGTATTATCTCTTTGTACTTCTAATGTATCAATTGGTATAGTACTAAAAGGATTAAATTCATCTTTATCATCACCTATAATATCAAAATCATTTTCTGTAAATAGTAAATCAGAATAACGTGAGGTAGGTGCAGGTTTTCTATCAATGATAGGTATTACTGGCATATTAACTCTTGTATTATCTTGAGCAACAACAGGAATTTCACCAGCATATTGTCTATAATATTTTCTTGTAATACCTAAATATTCTTCAGGTGTTTTGTTTGGTTGTTTAACATTAGGTCCATATAGATTAGGAAATACTTCTGATAAATCTTTACCATCCCTGATTACATTTCCAAAAAATTCTCTGGTACCTTGTCTACCTAAAAAGTTTGATAGTGAGATTATATCATAGTAATCAAAATCAAAATCTTTTATTTGAGGTTTATATTCATTCATTAAATCAAATGCATCTTTTAATAAAGGTGTTGTTTTATTTACTTTAACACCTTCATTCAACCTCATATCAAATATTCTATTTTGTGCATCTATATCTTTTATAAACTCATCTCTTGTACCTTCATATAACTTTCCTTTCTCTAGTTCTGAAAAACGTTGACCGTATAATCCAGATGCCGTAGAGTATGGGTTTTTCATTAACTCCCCATTTAAACTTTCTGCTTGAGCAATTGCTCTTTTTAATTTTTGTTGATCAATATAATTAATTGTATCCTGCCATTTTTCTGGTGGAGTCTCTTGACCTTTTTGCATTTTAGGTTTCCAAGAACCTTCTCCAAACTTAATTGCTGCTTCTTTATCAGCACCAAACTCTATAACCTCTCCTCTTTTTTTAGCTTCTTCATATGCTTCTTGCCAAGGTTTATCAGACATGTCAATCCAAGTACCATCTGAATTTTGAAATAATGTTGGAAATGAGAACCAGTTCTTACCATCAAAAGTTTCTGTAGCCATAAGATGTGTTGACTCACTACCATCAGGATTCTTTCTAACACCTTTTCTCTTTGGTACCTCTCTACCTTTTTGGAAATTTGGATTTTTAAGTGCTTCTCTAACTGGTAATATTTCAACCGTGTTGGGATCAAAAAGTCTTTCTCCTCTATTACCTATAAATTGAACAGTATTTTCTTGTACACCAATTTTACTTGCTGGAGGCATAGAAACCCTTGTTCCTGATTTAAGAGTATTCTGCATATATTTATTATCTAATAATGCATCAAACGGATACTCACTTGCTCTAGATCCAAACTTAAGTCTGTTTGTTATTTCCGGTATACTTAATTTATTTATATCATCTGTAAATAAAGGCATCTTAGCCATGTACCCATCAGGTGCATAAAAAGATGTAAATTCTTTATTAGGTGAAGTGAATAAAAATGATCTTGCATCATTAGTACCTTTAACTGCAGCATCCGTATATACATTACCTAATTTTTTATATGGTATAGATGTACTCATATATTTAAGAAGGTCTGTATTATCTGTTGCAGTTTTAGTAAAATCAACACCAGCTTTTTGTGCAGCCTCTCTAAAGTTTATATCATTTAATACATCAGCTTGAGGGCTTACTGATCTATATGTTTTATTAGCAGCATTATATTGATCAACTAGATTATTATAATCTTTTACATCTAAACCTAAACTTTTAGCATAATTTAAATCTGCCTTTGATAATTTTCTTGCCGCATTAGCAGCATCTAAAGCTTTTTTTCCTTTTAAACCAAGTTTACCAGCTGTTGCACCCCAACCAAAAAATGGAATCATTGCAGCAGCAGATAAGCCCGCATTCACCTTATCACCTTGAGCAAGATACCAAAGTGCATTAGCACCATCTGCTATTTCACCAAGTCCAGGAATTAAACCAAGTCCATCTAAAACACCATGACCTACTTTACTAAATAAACTTTCTTTTTTCTTAGGTGCTGTAACTACAACCTCATCTAACATTTGAGTTGGCATTGGGGTTTCAGTACCATCTTGAGCCATAGGTATTTCTAAAACCATATCACCAGGAAATTCATAATTGTTTTGAGGCAGCATCATTTCCGTATTACCAAGATTATCTATACCCATAACTGGAAATTCAACACCTTCCATTGTGATATTTCCTGAGTCAATAAGATTAAACGGATTGTCTTTATCAGGACTATCTGATTTATAACCCTCAACACTAAACAAACCACTAATATGAGTAACATATTCATTAGGTCCTCCAGGTAATCCTCTTCTCTCTGTATGTGTAAATTTCTTCTTCATTATCTTTTAGATAGTAATAGTTTAGTATTATTTAATCTTAACATCATTTTTCTATTACCAGAATTATTTCTACGTAATAAAACATGATTAGAGTAATGTCTAAATTTCTTACGCTGTGTTTGAGGTTTGAAATAATTAAGATTAGTTGTATTCAATGGTCTAACATATCCATTACAATCCGTATTAAATATTGGTTGTTCTGCATTTGTAAATTCACCTCTATCATTTGTAACATCCCAGAACTGATTAAATCTAAACTTATGTTCAACTTTAGATACAAGTATCTCTATATTGTTTGGTGTTACAATAGGATAGTCTAGGTTAGCCCATGGACTATTAACAGGTTGCTCATTAAGTACCAGTAATCCTGATGTTTGATCATTATTATAAACAATAGCAGCATCAAAATTAAATGTAAGATCTTCCCATTTGTCACCACCACACATGTTATACTGAGGATCTCCCTTATAAACATAGGTTTCTAGTTGATACTCAAAACTTCTTATAGTGTTTACAGTTTGTCCTGTGTTAGATATTAAATCAATCTCCCATGGATAATCTACATTATAAAAATTAGCAAATGAATCACATCTATGATTATGTCTCCAAAAACCACCCACTTGATAATTAGGTGTAGTACTATCAAAATAAAAATAGTTACATATTAATGGTGATGGATCAATCCATGCTGGATCACCTATTAAAAATATTTCAGGAGCACTATCTGGACATGTGCCTGATGTTGTTGTGCTTGAACCAGGGACAGTACTTGTTGGACACTCACATTCTACTTTTCTACAAATAGGTGCTTCTCCTGGTACATCAGTACATGTTCCACTTGATTGAGTAAAGAGACCATTAGAATCAGGATAAACTAATGTATATCCTGCAGGACATTCACAATCATAATCTGTTCCACATACAGCTCCTGCAATTGCTGTTGCTACAGCTTGGAATGTTGCTGGATTTGACGCATCTATACCATATTGGAATGGATCAACATTTACAGGACCCGATGACATAGATATATCATCTAATACATTAGGGTTAGGTGGTGCAGAGCTATTAGCTCCACAAAACATTGCATAAACAAATTGATATGCAGGTGCAGTACCAGCGCCTACAGAAGTGTAAGGAGCACCTACATTATTTCCTGGTGCTGTAGTAGTATCTGTAACAAGGATTTGAATAGCTCTATAGTTAGGATTTGCTGTTCTATCACCCAATGTAGAATTAGCTGGATTAGTAAGTATTGAATTACCTATATTTAATCCCATTGCTACGTTAGTACCATTACCAGACCAGTTAGCGTTAAAAAAGTTTGTAGCTTGTGTCTCAGTTACAGTATGACTCATTGTAACAGTACCTCCACTACCATCAGGTATACCCATTATATTAGAAGCATCATCCCAAGCAACAAATCCAATTTGCATTTGACTATTACTCATTAAAGTAGTTATCTGCGGATCTGTTAAAAATGCAGTCATCCAAGTTTGTTGAGCAGCTCTTCTACCATTTTGGTTTGTACTACCTGATACATCCATTGATATTACAACATCAACTAAACAAGCAACAGGGCCACCACTAATATCAGCTGCTATATTATCTATTATAACTTGAGCAGGTGAACTTTCATTTACACCTATCTCACACATATTAGTTGTAGGATTAAAGTTATAACCCGGTGGACACTGAGGAACAGTTGTAGTTGTTGTCTTAGTAGTAAAGAAATGATTTATACTAGGTAAAGCTAATTCAGGATGCCAATCATGGAATGATATCCAAGCCTTTGCTTTAGGATCATAACTGATAGTCCAAGAACAATCATCAAAGTATAATGGATCACCTATATCTACTAATAGCTTTTTATTTTGCCATGGTACATCTATTCCTACAGGTTTTGCATCATAGTTATAAAACTCAGCACCTGCAACATATTCTGGTTTAAGTTGATAATCTCTTTTCATAAAGTAGACAATATCATCAACTACATCACATATTACTTGACAACCTACACCAGCTACTGGATTATCTACCCAATGAGTATTTTCAGATTCAGGAAATTGTTTTACAAATCTAGATGGTAAGTATTTATTAAACCACCATTTCATACCCGCATTAGATATTGGTGTTAATCCCTTACCGGCATAATTAAATATTTTACCTTGTTGTTGTGAAATAAAGAATAAACCAAATGGAGTATTTGTAACACCTCTTAAACTTTCACAAGATCCATACTCATTAGATACATCTGCATTTGCTACATTTTGAAATGGTTGACTAAATAAACCACCATCACCTATAGTTAATTTAGTATCTAATTGTGTTTTCAAAGTATCCAGACCTTGGAACATTTGAGGTGATAAGTATGGGAAAAATATTAATGCACCGCTTTTGTTAATAGGCTTAATAACACTTACCTCATTCTTAAAGTCTTTATAATTATTGTTTAAAAATACTCTCCAATAATCTCTTTTTGATTCTTCTTGTGCTTGTAATGAATATACTAGTCTTTTAGGATATGAAGTGTAACACGTCTCTGAAACTAGTGGATCATAATCTCTTGCTTGTACTTGACCAAATGATCCCATTTGGGTTGGGAACTTAGAAGCAGATAATGAGTCATCATACTTATAGAAATTGTCATCTTTAATTTGATCAGGATGGAATAATACACCTAAGTCATTAAACTCATAAGGGTCATAAAACCTTTTACTTGGCATATCTTCCCAATCTCTATATGCTAAATTAATCTCTGATTCTACAAAAAACTCATTGATACCATTGATATGTGTATACATGTAAGCATACTCCATATTCCATGCAGGGTTTAAATCATTTCCACCACCAAAGAAACTACCAAATAAACTTGTATTTTGACAGTTATCATAACCTCTATCTAAATAATATTTATTAGTAGGAAGTTCTTGTGCGTAGCTTCCTGGATCTAAACCTAATGTGGCTATCTCACGTGCAATACCACTTATATCAAACTTAGTTGAATTAAGCCAAAATCTTGGGTAAGGTATGTTAACATATAAGCTATAATCAAAAGAATAACCATTTGGTTGACCTTGTAAAAATCTTGTAAAGATTGGCATGATACACTTTTCAGTATATCTATTAATAGAAACATCACCACTAAATATTGGACTAGATGTATACTTAAAAGTTTCTGGTTTATCTGGATCAATAAGTTCCACACAACCCCTCATCATAATTTGTTTTACACCATCTAGTTGACCATATTGATTATCAAAATTAAATTTTAATGCTCCATATAATGCAGATATATTACTTTGAATTTTATCTGCAGATCTAGGGTTTTCCATATAAGCGTTAAGAAAGTCTACTGTACCTCCATTAACTACTGTACCACCCAAACTAAATCTAGAATTATCTTTTGGTCCTGTTGGATCATCAAGTTCATTTACTGTTGATACAGCAATAGTAGATGGTCTAAATAAATTATTAATTTTATATTTAATCCCATCAAAAGTTTGAAAAGAAGAACCTAAGTAATTTGAATCATTATTCTTAGTTCTAAAAATATTATTTGGATTTACTTTAGTAAATGAGTTATAGAATCCTGTAGAGTTATACTTATAAACAAAATCATGCTCACTAACTAAATTGTAAAATAAATCAATTATTTCACCAGCACCTATAGCTATATTTTTCTGTGCCATAGATATGCTTATAATAACTTTTAATGCTGTAGGTAAAGCACCTTCTGGTTTATCAAATGTAGAAGTCATATCTCTACCACCTCCGTAAGCACCAGGAACTAGTGATGCTTTTAACATGTTAGATGTATTTATAGCTTCTTTTTTAATTTGTGATGCTACACCACCACTATATAAATCAGCTACATCTGTAATACCATCTAATAAACTATTTATTAAAAAACCTTCTATTAAACCAAATAGTGATAAAGCACCACCACCAGCAGTTGCTAAAGTAGGATAACCTACAGAACTACTCACCCCAATAAATGGTGCATATGCTTGGTTGTTAATTTGTAAAGCTTTAGTGTTTACTGACTCAGTACCTTGTACTGCATTCAGTGCATATCCCAAACCTATAATAGCTGCTAAGTTAGCTGCTACTGGTCTTAGTAGTTTAAATTGTGGGTGATCTTCAGATGGTATAAATGTTCCTTGAGCTTTACCATTTATACTACCATATATTTTAGTTTCATAAGCATTTAAAAATGGTTTTGAAAACATCAAGTCTGGAGCACTAAAAGTAAATACGTCCTTAGTATAACCACTTAAAGGAGGATATTTATCTAAAGACTGAGTAAAGTTATCACATCCCCCTGTTCTTGTATCTTCTGATTCTGGGTTTGGTCCTGCATCAAAAAAGAAAATATCATCTTCTAATGAGTTGTATGGATAGTTAGGATATAGACCTTGTGATTCTCCTAATATATTTTCTGAGTCAGGAATTCTATACTTACGCATATTTTTAAACATACCTTTTGCAAGTATAGATCTTGCTCCTTGCCTAGACCCTCTTAGTATTTCATAACCAACAATATTCTGAATAAATGTACCATCATTATTAGTTGGTCTTCCAATATTTGTAAACTCAACCCCAACAATATTAATATTATCACCATTAGTTGTACTTATATGTAATGGTGAGTCTGCACCGCCTAATGACTCATCTGGCATTTTATGATGTCTAATTGGTTTACCACATAAGTCTCCCCATATATCTGGTCTATTACTTGGGTATAACTCTGTAGACTCCCAATATCCCATTTTTCCTCTTGCAATAACTAAAGAGTTATCTTCTTGGGGTTCGTTTATATTTGTTTGAGTAAATGAAGCAGTATTGTAAACTTTAAATAAAGGTTCACCTTCATCTGTATTTATTACATTAGCACCATTTATAACTTCATTTTCTTGATATGTGGCCCCATTTGGTAATGTATATGACTCAGGAGCTCTACCAGGAATGTGATATGAAGATGATCTTTCACCTGTATTATATATCCATCTAATAAAAAATGCATATTGTTCATCACGCATAAACCCAAGTTTATTACCACCTAAAGAATAATACTTTGAACTAAGCTGATTTACAACCCAATTAGTTTGTATTTGATTTGCTATAGGTTGATAGTTAAAATCAAATTGCTCAGTTGGCCCTTGTCTTATTAACCAATCATTAACTACAAACATAGACTCAGACTTTTCATATGCTGGGCTACGTAATGGAATTTGTTTTAAATCAATAGGTATTAGTGATTCATCTATGAAATCAATATTAATATCACTTTGCTCAGTACTGTATAAACCTATTCTTTTAGCAGAAGTTTGACCTTGGTTTCTTCTGAGTATAACTAACTCATAATAAAAGTAATCTTGATCTAAATTACTTAAAGATATATTTAAAGAACCATTACCACCTTCATGACTAAATATTGTCTGCAGATTAGATATACCTATATAATCTGTAACACGTTGTTCATTCTCTACATATGCAACAAAAGCTTGATATGTACCATTGCGTATCATACCACCATCAGTTGCCTTACTTAATTTTACACAAGGTGTATCAAGTAGTGGTGCTAGTCTTATTTGTTCACAGTCTAATTGTTTAGGTTCAATAATTTGATATTCAACGCAAGGATCACCATTAACATCTGGCCCTGATATTTTAACCTTTTTCCAAGGAATATCATCTATATTCATGGCACGAGATGGGTTGTTTGCATCATCCCAATATACTTCCCAAGTACAATCAAAATTTTCTTTTGCGGCACCTGTAATTAAATATTTCTTTTTAAAATTTAAACAAGGATCATTAACAAGTGTTTCATATGTACACTCACTATCATCAAAACGTCCTATCTCAGAGTTAATATCATCTGTAGAGAAAACAATCCATTCATCTCCATATCTATGTATAGCACCAATTACAGTATAAGGAATTACACCACAAGATAAATTTGATGGTTCATTACCAATTAAACCTACATCTCCATCTTCTGAATTATTTACAGCATTTCTTGCATGCCACCATGCATTTGGTTGCTCAAAGGATGGTGCTACATCCTTGTTCATCCCTTTAGTAAATGAATTAGTATTTACTGATGAACTCCCCTGTCCCCTTGGTTGTGGTGTAGTATTCTTCTTTTTTGCCATAATATATTACTTGTTAACAAGTTGGACATGAACTAGTGCCTGTTGTTGACCCTTGATGTGATTGTGCAATAGGAGGTGCAACTGCAAGAGTTGGATTAGCTGGTGCATAACTCAAGAACATATTATAGTAATTATGATACTGTGCTCTTCGGTTCATGTTCCATACTTTTCTCATCTCTTGGAAGTTTGGTGTATTCACAAAACCTAATGCATTATTTCTTGAAGCTCTTAATCTTGCTTCTATTAGATTTAATTGTTGTGATACATTCTCACCATTCCAAATCATATTTTCAAGTATTCTTTGTTTTATGGCATATTCATAATATTCATTACAGTATGGGTGATCTAATACTAATAAATCTCCCTGTGCATTTTCCATTGCTCCTTGATAACTTAAATATACTTTTCCTGTTCTAAATGTTGTAACTAAAAAGCCATCTTTAATTTCTGCTATATCTAATGCTTGCGCACCTAAACTTGGGCAATAGCAAACTTTATCATTTACATCTTTTATTCTTAATTCAGTCCATGTAGTAAAAGATCTAAACTGACTTGGACCAACTCTTTGTACTAATTGATATTCATTTTTATCATTGCAAGTTTTTATAACACAGACATCTTTACATGCTTCTCCATCTTTACAAGGCTCTGCATCTCCTGGTGCAGGCACATATGGTACATCATTAAAAGTTTCTACATGTGTACCTGAAGGCATTGTGTTATTTATAGTATATTCACCACATCTAAATGCATAATTTAGATATTGAAAATCCATAGGTAGTTGACCTCTTCCATGTTCTATATCTATAACTACTTCTTTTGTTCTATGTATACGTAAACCCAAATCATAATTAACTCTAAGAGCAACTTTAATAAGTTGTGCAGGTTCTATCATTCCTTCTAAAGCATACGTAGAAAAATCAATAGATACATCCTCCATTAATTGATTAAAAGTTCTATATTTTTGTGATACTCCCATTATCTTTTATTTTAAGTTCTTGCTAGGTTACGTTTGTTATCTGAATCTTCAGATGGTATTTTTAATGTACCCATCATTGTTGCAACAACTTGACTTTCAATCTCAGCAAATAATGCTTCAGGTATATACATTTGTTGTTCATATCTAGGAGTACAATCATTTTCTGTATCACAATCCCATTTAGTAATATCAGAATCAAATACACCTTCTACTTTTATTGCATCCCATTGTATATTTGGACAATATATATAACCATCTAACCACCAAAAATATAATGTCTTATTATATTTAAATGATGTAGTTTTTGTCATAGATGTATAAGTACCGGGTTGTGTAGCTTGTAATTCTTGAGATCCGTCTATTGAACTAATAGTACGGATAAGCGGTCCCCAATATCCTTCAAACATAGAAGGTAACTTTAACTTTGTACGTTTTATTGTACAACCACTTTGTATACCAGCACAATGAGCTTCAACTTTATCTACCTCAACTAATTCTACATAAGGAAGTGTTTTCCATACTGAATTAAATTTTAATAGTTTGTTTGCATAGTCTTGTCTTCTCATTAAAAACTGGGCATGCTTCTCTATCAAGCTATAGATATATCTATCAGTCACAAAAGCATCTTGAACTTCAGCTTTTACTTGACCTCTTATTCTAGATATTACTTGTGCTATTGTTGCCATGTTTTTTATTTTTCAAATTCATTATATTTATCTAATGCTTTGCTGGTTTCTTCAGGATTCTCATCATATAGATGAGCAACCTTGTATTTATTTTTCATAACTAGGTACTTTGTCCAATTAACAGGATATTTTTTTGCAACAGTTCTTTTGAAGTCCCTACATGCTACAAACCTCCACAACTCTCTATTTTTAAATCTATATTTAGTTGAGTAGTTTGTATAAAATATCTTTCCTAAATTTCCATCTGTTTCCCAGTTTTTATTTTGTAAAACCTTACCATACTCTTTTGATAACGCATAATTAGTGTTAACTGATTTAGAAGAGGGACAAGTCCCTATAAATAAATAACCTAATGAATCTGGTAATTCAACACCATCTCTGTTATCTACTACTGCATTCCAAAGTTTTACATTATATATCTTTATTATCTTTTTTAGTTTAACATTATCTATATCAGAATACAAAGGTTTTTTGTCTTTGAACTCCTTAATTGTTTGCTCATTTAATAACCCAAGTCTTTTCTCTCTGTATCTAGGAGCATTTAAATTGGGTTTTTTAAAATTATTGATCATACAGTTATATTTATAATTTACAAAAAAAACCCCACTTTATGAAATTAAAAGTAAGGTCTTTACAATGCTTGATAGGTTAATTCACATATATTACCCATTGTTGGATGTTGAATCTCTAGTTTACCAGATCTTCTATTACATACATATTTATTGCTATAATGGTAATAATCTGTTTTACCTAGACTAGGTAATGTTTTCTCAATGAAACCGGCTGTCTCATTAGATGTCATATATTCTACTTTTCTATCTGTATGTATATGACCTTTAAATAATGTTCTATTAGTTGTTGCACCCCACTCTTTTGGATATTCTGAAGCATATATTAATGGGTTATTTTTGCTACGCTTATCTCCATGCTCAAAAGCATTAAAGTTATTATACCAAACATGTACCTTTCTTTCTTCATAGCTAATATCCCAAGTAATATCTTCACTATCTATAGACATAGATAAAGCATGTACTAAATGAAAAGATGATAATCTATCATGATTACCTGGTACATAAACAACAACTAGCTCATTACAAAAAGCTTTTAAATAGTTTATAGCCCAATGCATAGCATCAAAAGCTTGTATATAAGCGTCTGTAGCTGTCATACAGTTATCTAAAGCAGTCCCGCTTGTAGTTGTACCCTCAAACGTATCCATGTTGATTAGATCTCCTCCTACAACAAAATACATTTTCTCAATATTATTTACTGGAGCTGCTCTACCCATTAGGTTTTTTATAGTATCCTCAAAGTCTTTGTCTATAGTGTCATTACCTTCTTTACCAAAATGTATATCTTGTAATGACATAACAGCACAAACAGGATTATCTGATTTAACACGCTCAAGTCTTGGTATTTTATGTTTCTTAGGTTTCCAGTTCTCTAGTAAATTTTTAAATAAATTTTCTTCTGGGTTTTTTATTTGTGTTACTAATGCTGACACTCTCCAATGATCTCCCATTTGTTTGTTCCAATATTGAGATAATCTCCATTTGTCAGTATCAATTTTAAGTAATTGAATTATCTCTTCTGCACTTTTTGGTTCATAATCAAACGTACCTGAGATCTTTCCTTCTCCTTTATCTAAGTCTATTGACTCTACAAGTTGTGCTTTGTCAGCAGCCTTGTTAAAAAATGATGTAATTTTCTTTTGTTTTTTTCTCTCTGAAAGAATTTGTTTTTTGATTTTTTTGTATTCTTGTACAGTGATACCAATCTTTTCTGCTGCATATTCAGCAGTCTTTTTCCACTTCAAAGAATGCAATACTTGTTGTTTTAAATTATCCATAATTAGTATATATATTTATTGTAAAGATAGCAAAAAAAAAGAGACCGGGATAAAACCCGGCCCCTTCCAACGTTTGTAGTAGAAAACCAACAAACCACCACAGTTGTATTTTGTTATGCTGCTAGAGTAGAAAATAATATTTCTATTGGTTTACAAGCAGCAGAGTTTCCAGCGTCAACAACTTTAACTTTATAAGCTGTGCTGGCTACTAAGTTCTCAATCTTATAGTTACTTACAGTAGTTACTATAGGGGTTGAGTTAGCAAGTGTCCAACCTGATGGACTAACTTGTGTATCATAATATATATTTAGACCTGTACTATTACTCCATATACCATTCCATAGGACTTCTGCAGTAGAACTAGTAACTGTACCTGCATAAACATTATATGGATCATGTTGTAAATCATTTGATGTACATGCACCTAAACCATTTGATAGTATCATAGCAAACTTTTGAATAATAGAATCTAATCTTTCACCAGAAGTTATAACTATTTGGGCACCAGTATCACCAATTTGAAATGATGTTCCACAATAACTTACACATGCTGCACACTGAACGTCTTCACATCTTTCACTACCCACACTACAATCAGTATAAGTACATGGGTTAGTTAGAGCTGTATCAGCGCATCCACATTTTTCACTACATTTTGTACAATTACATGCCATTTTATTATTTTTTTATTTTATGAACAACCTGCTATAATTTCACTAGAGATTGTTGTTGCATCTGAGCTAGTTGTATAATTACCACCAGTCTGAATTGCTAATTCTCTCCATGGATATATTGGTGTAATAGTTCCTCCATTATCCCAGTCTAAAGCAGTACCAGTACCTAATACAAATACTTTAATACCAGCATTATTACAAGTAGTAATTAAAGATTGAATTCTTGACCAAACAGTCATATTCATTTGATCTTGATCACCTCCTGGTAAATTATCAGTAAATGCTAATATATATTTAGCAACATTACTTCTGAATGCACCTGTAAACTCTGATGTACCAACTACATTTTCTATTGCAATATCCATTGGCTCAGGACCACCTGCTCCTTGACCCATATTAATACATGTGCCATCAACTCCTTTATTTAGTTTTTGAACTTGTGAAGTAAATGTTGTTCCATTATTTGTACCCATCATTTCCCATGCAGTGTAGAACTGATAAGTTCCACCACCAAAGTTAATAATTCTTTGAGTACTTGGAAGACCTGTATAATCAACACAACTATTATATGCTGGTTGATTAACATTTCCTTCATCTGCAGTTACTAATCCAATTCTATAGTTATTAGATCCACTTACACTATCAATTGTATTAACTAAACTTGTAGCTCCTGTTTTAATATCCTCAACTACACCTGTCATTGAAGAAGTGTAATCTACAACAAATACTACATCCATACCATTTGAACATGGTGCAGCTCCTTCTTCAGTTGTAAATCCAATTTCTGGACAAACTTGTGTTCCACCAGATCTCTGAACTGTTACTCTTAAACTATATGCTGTATTAGCAGTTAATCCTGTAAATGTATGTGATATAAGTGCAGGAGCGTTATTAATTGTAGTAGTAGCTACCACTGTATTTGCTCCATCAAGAATATCTAAAATATAAGTTGCTGCTGTACCTAATGTATTTGAGAATGAAACTGTCAAACCGTCTTGAGTTATTGCTGATAATGTTGGAGAAGGACATGGTATAATACCTGCTACAACACTTGATTGATTTCCTTCACATGTATCTGATCCGTCTGTTACTCTAAAGTCAACATTAACACTTAAATCATTATATACATTCAATGAAGATACATTGATAGATACACCGGAAGGAGTATTTTGTAAACTTGATACACTAACAACAGTGTTAACTACTGCTCCGTCAGCATCAGTAATAGTTACTTGACTATAACCTGCAGAATCATTAAATGTACTTGGGATTATAGATGGAGTAAAGTTGAATACAATATCTGTAATTACACCCGTAGATGTATTAAGAGTATTAGTTGTTGAGTAACCAAATGTTACACCATCACATCCTCCTGGACAACAGTTATTTTGTATATCTAATATTGCGTTATACATATCATCAATAACAACCCACGCATTCTGAACTGATTGCGCTAATGTTGAAGGATTGTTATTCCATCCTGTTACTCCACTATATGATGAACTTGAATCTGATAACTGTGTTGTTGAACCAGATATAAATGTTTGAGATATTGCACTACCAATTGTAGAAGGTAATCCTACTGCATTCTGTAAAGCACAAAAAGCACTTTCAAGTGCTAATACAACTACAGATACATCTGTTAGTACACCTACATTACTTACACAAGTTGGAACAATTTGTGCTTCCACAACTGCTCCTGAACAAGGTAATACACATGCTTCTAAAACATCTACTCTTGTAGTAAGACTTGTTAAAGTAGAATTTATAGTATTAATACTTGCTAAATTCGTACATACTTGATTTGCAATTAATGTAGCAAATTGATCTAATGGTAATTCTGTTACTGGGTTTCCGCTTGCATCATTATATTGCATACAAGCAGGTAATGTCATATTTGGCAAACTACTACCTTCACTACCTCTACCACCGCCAGTATTTGCACAGATTTGATTTACCATAGCCTGTAAAACAGGAACCAATTCTGTTGGGGTTACCCCTTTTATATTTAAACATGTTAGATCTAATCCAGTCAAATCCGGATTAGCTGCAACTCCATCTGTGATAATGTCACAAACTTTCTGTGCTATCTTAGCAGTAACTTCACTAATTGTATCTCCGGCACATAGGTCTATACATGCAATATCAGGACCCTGCCATATTACACAATTAGAAGATATGTTGTCACATCCATTTGTGGTGCCACTTGAATTTGTTGGGATCATAAATGTTTATTTTGTTATAATGTACTGTTGTCATATAAACTATACAATTATAATATACAAAAATTTTTAAAACCAAACAAGCTAATGTCTGGTTTTAAAAATTTTCATAAACATTTATTATGTAAGGAGTATTAAGCTTTTTCTAGTTTAGCTTCTTCTTCAATTTCAGAAATAGTTCCGTCTTCTAGACTAATATTTACAGAACCATATTTATCTTCTAGTCCGCTACTTAGAGCTTTCCATTCAGTCTGTAGCTCTTTGTGCTTTTCAACTAATTGATTCTTAACTAATTCTGCATTACCAATATTCATCAGTAATGTATTGATTTGTTGCTGAAGTTCTTTTACTTCACCCAATTCCTTTTTAGAAATCTTTTTTGCTTTTGCCATTATAATTGGTTTTAAAAATTTGTATACAATTCAAAGATAGTAATAATTTTGATATTACCAAGGTAACTCTGTTATAATTTTAGTTTCAGGTAAAAGTTCTTTTTCAATTATCTCTTCCATAGCTTCTTTATAACCCACTCTAACATATTTTAGTAAGTAGTCAATTACATCTTCTTTCTGTACTTTATCATATCTTTTAGAAGTAGCAGGGTGCTCAATATCTGTAACTGATAAAGATCCTGACACAGTATGGCTAATACCTTCTAATGTACCGGTATAATCAAAATGTATTTCTTTGATTAAACCCTGCTTTGTAGTTACTAAAGAAGATACACCATATAAATATTCTATTTTATATTTAGGTGCAATTACCTTTTTAACTTCTTTAACAACTTCTTTAGCTTTTGTTCTACTTCTTTTTGTTGTTTTTTTAGCAACAGTTTTCTTAACTGCAGTTTTCTTAGCTGTAGGTTTTTTAACTGTAGACTTTTTACTTGTTACCTTTTTCTTTTTCATAATTACAAATTTATTGGTTTATTTCATTTCAAACTCATTACCTGGCCCACCATCACCTGGATCACTTGGATCACCATCTCCAGGATCAGGATTATCTGGATTAAATGGTTCAATCACACATGGATTACAATCTTGTATTTTATTACTAATTATACGCACCCACCAACGCTGAAGATTTGGCCCACTGGTTAAATCAAAACCATACCAACCATCTAAATACAGTGCTGGCATACTACATCCTGGTGATGCATACATATTTAACAAATCTGTACAATCTTGTATTTCTGGTCCATATACAATAACAGTATCACTCTTACCTGTACAATTACACACTTCTTCTGCTGGAGCCTTACTAACTTGTACATAACAAAGTGTATGCGCATCACATGGAGTACTAGAAGTACCCCAAAAATCATCAGGTAATACTATTGGACCACTGCTGACTCCTGCTAAACTTCTTAAATCAGTATCTCCAAGACCACTTGTTGCAGTAGCACTTCTACCTAATTCTAAATTGATTGACTCACCAGAAGTAGTACCACCAATAGATAATTGACCTGAACTATTAAGAGCCATAACTTTCTAATTTAGCTTTAAGTTCATCAATCTGTTTTTGTTGATCTTTAACTGCTTCAATTAAATAACCAACAAGATTTCCATATGCAACAGATTTTGTACCCATTTCATCATCAGCTGTTTCAACCAATTCAGGCGCTACTTTTTCTAACTCTTGAGCAATAACACCAGAACTTTCTTTACCCTCCTTAGTATATGATACACCTCTCATCTCTAATACTTTAGATCCATCAAGTGTTTCAATATTTTCTTTTAATCTTTCATCTGAATAAGCAGTAATATTACCAGTTGCAGTAAAGTTTCCATTATCATTAAAAGTAAATCTAGTTGTACTACCATCTCTAATATAGAAGTTTCCTATACCAGAGTTAAGGTCCATATACATATGTGAACCATTACAGAAGAACTCAACATCATTGCTACTACCAAAATATAAATACTCATTGTCATCAAGATCAATTGAGTTAGCACTTACATTACCCATTACACTAAGGTTAGTAACATAGCTTGTAGGTGCACCTAATACTATAGTTCTGTTTGTTGCTCCAGGGTTTATATATAAGTTTGTATAGTATGGGAAAATTGTAGCAGGTGTTGAGCCCATGTAGCTATTACCTATTGTAATAGTACCAAACTCATTCATTCTTAAATATCCGTTAGAACCAACCCATACTTCTGTTGAAGAATTTTGTTTTAGACTTGATGTACCTATATCACTAGAACTATCCATTTTAGGTATCCAACCTGTAGTTGCTGTACCTGTTACTGTACCATTATTTGTTGTATATCCAGCACCATTTGTAAGCTGATTATTGTTGGTAGGAATAGTTGTTGAGTTAAATGCATTTGAACCAAATGTATATGTTTGGTTAGTTGCTCCGCTTACACTAAATGTTAATGTATTACCAGATTTTGTAATGCCATTTAAATAATAGTTAGATGCACTTGTTAAATATCTACCGTCTAAATCTACAGTAAGAGCTGATAAGCCTGATCTGTTTAATGTCAAAATACCATTAGTAGTATTAAAACTAAGACTACTTACATAGTTATTTGCATTATTAGTAAAGGGTAAATTACCTACAATAGTATATTCAACTCGGCTATTACCTTGACTATAGTATATAATTTCATCTTTTAGATCAATAGCACCACCAGAATTTGCATCTCTAATAATACCACCTGTATAATCAGCACTTATAGTTGGTGTACCTGATGTACCACCACCACTTAAACCAGCACCTGCTGTAACGCCATTTATATCACCTGTACCTCCTGTTGCAACTGCTGTAACTCTACCATAAGCATCAACAGTAATTGTATCAATCTTTGTTGAGTTAGATGTAGAACCATAAGTTCCAGCTCCAACTCCACCAGTTGCCATATTTATGGTAACTGTTTCATTAAAGTTTTGATTTAATGTAAAAGTGCCCCCACCTGATAAATTAGTTCCTGCACTTATAGTAATTGAATTATTGTTTACTGTTGGTATTGTGGGTAAATTTCCTGTATGATATATTTCATACATAGTACCCCAAGTTGTACCAATACCTGTTCTAAAATATAAATTATTATCAGCACTTGTATCAGAACCACTAATAAGTTGCCATGCTTGATAATTATCAGCCCAACCTTTCATAGTAATACCACTCCACCATGATCCTAGTGAACCAAATTCATCTGTAAAGTCAAGTGATAATGCTTTGTCCAGATAATCATTAGGTGTTTTTTCTGCTGCTCTAGTATCCTCTATACGTACATTTAATAAGTCTCTTGCACCAGTAGATGTTATGACCCCATCGGTCATGTTGATCTGATCAATAATACTATATCCAGATGTATTGATATCAGTATCTGTACCTATAGTAGGATTGTATCTACCATCTAAATCAACAGTTACTGCACTTAATCCACTTCTATTAAGTGTAAGTACTCCATTAGTTGTATTAAAAGAAGCAGAACTTAAATAATTGTTATCATTATTATCTGTCCAAGAAGCTGTTACTGTACCACCATCTTGTTGATTTAGTGTTAAAGTTTTTGTAGTACTACCTGACACCGCAGCTGTAGTAATCATATTGTCATATGCAGCATTAGATTCTGAAGACCCACCACCACTCCAAGTAACAGCACCACTAACAGTTAAAGCATTTGTTGATGTATTAAATGTGAGACCACTATCAGAAGTTAAGTTTGAAGCACTATTCCATATTGGTATTCTTGTGTTAGCACCTGAACCTGTTACATTACCAACTTGGGTGTTGTCTATTTTTTGCCACGCATCTGTTGCTTGATCAGAAAATACTGCCCAATCTCCTACAGCCCAATCTGTTATACCATCTAAGTTAGTAGATCCTGCTGTTGATACAATGTAATAATAACCTGGTGTACCTGATCCACCTGTAAGTGTTGGTGTATTAGTATTTGCATTCCATGTTCCTTGATATTTTAAAACCCCTGTTACAGCTGCATCAATAGCAGTTTGTATTTGTGCACCTGTTGCTAAGTTAGCTGAAGAAGAACTTACCGCACCTGTTACAGCAGAAACTGTTCTTGATGTTGATGTACCACTTACATTTATTGTACTTCCACCATCATCAGTTACACTATCTACTCTTCCCGTTCCACCTGTAGTTATAGCAGTTATTCTACCATAAGCATCTACAGTGATATTATCTATTTTGGTCTGATTATTTGTACTACCATATGTACCAGCACCTATACCCGCAGTTGCTAACTGTATAGTACCAGCACCTGTAATAGTACCACCTGTTAAACCAGTTCCAGTAGCTACAGAATATACAGTACCTTGATTATTAGTAAAAGGTAAATCAACAATTGCAAAACTTACTGTTTCACCACTACCTGAAGAATCTAAACCAACTAAGATATAATCATCTGCATCAGGACTTCCTGTTCCTCCCGGTGCATCAGCTATAAGACCATTAACACCATAGTCTACACTTATAGTACCAGTACTTGTTATTGTACCACCAGTCAATCCATTTCCTGTAGCAACACTAGTAACTCCAACATTTTTGTTATCTACATAAGCTTTATTAGCAGCATCAGTACTTGCAGATACTGTATCTACCCCTTGTATTCTTCCTGTTCCTCCTAAAGTAATATCTCCACCTGATACTGTTAAATCAGTCTGTACAACTAAATCATCATTGACATATACAGCTCCAAGACCTGACTTAATTTGTAATTGTAAGTTTGCTGTTTCAATTAAACCACTGGTATGTAATTTTAAAACATCAGGGTCATTTGTTCCATGAATACTTACATAATCTCCTGAAGAGTTATCATCCGAAGGAACTAAGTGTAATACACCTTCATTTGTTTCTGTTGCACTACTTTCATGCATAATGTATCCAGGATCATTTGATCCAGATACTGTATCAAAATATATATATGATTTTGATGTATTACCTGAAAAACTATCTGCTATAGGTGATGTATTATTTTCATTAAATAATCTCATTCTTTCACTACCACCAGCTGTATCTACAGCTAATTGATTTGTAAAAGTTTTTTCTCCTCCTATAGTTTGAGCACCTGATGTTCTTACTACTGTACTGTCTACTTGAAGTGTTCCTGTTGAGGTTATTGTACCACCAGTAATACCGTTAGTAGTAGCAATAGATGTTACACCTGAACTTGTTACATATCTTCCATCAAGATCAACAGTAACGGCTGATAAACCAGATCTATTTAAAGTTAAAACACCATTGCCTGTATTGAAGGAAGCTGATGATAAATAGTTATTATCATTATTATCAGATGAATTAAATATAATTTGATCATTAGTAGCATTAGTAGTAATAGTCATACCACCCTGAGCTACAAATGTTAATGTATCATTATTATTGTCTGCAACAACAGTTGTTTGTCCAGATACTGCAACATTCTTAAATATGTTTTGTGAAGATCCTCTATCAGAATTAGTAAGAGTAATTGTACCACTAGTTGTTACTGTACCTGTACCAGATAAACCATTTGAGCCAGTAACAGTAACGGAAGTTACACTACCATCTCCTGTACCCGCACCAATGTCACCAAGGATTTGTGATTTAGTTCTATATTTTAATACAGAACCATCCCATACTAATATACCGGTATAAGTACTATTATCATTAGATATACTAGATACACTAGTTGTTCCTGTAACCTGAATAGATGATAAAAAACTTATAGCCATGTCTTTTTATTTATTTCGCAATATACTAATTTTAAAAAAAAGGGGAAACATTTAAATGTTATAATTTAAGCGTCTCCCCTTTAAATTAAACTTGTAATTATCTTACTTTCATTAGATTACATGTAATAGCATTTGTTGATTGGTTGTTTGTAGTTGTAAATGTTACATCACCATTTGCTGCAATTGCTACATCCATATACACCTGAACACCTTTATTATCAAATGTTTGTATGATAAAAGGGCCTTGTGAAGCACCTAATCCATGAACAGCTGCTGTAATTGTCCAAGAACTTGCTGAAGCACTTGGATATGTACCGCTAAATGATTGCTTATCAATATGAGCCTTTAAAGTAGCTGGAGTTACATATCTAAATGAATCAGTACCTGTATCAACTTCAGATTGTGTTGCAATTTCAGTTACACCACGTGCACTTGTTGTTGAGTCAGGTAATGTTCTTGTAGAGTGTGATTGAATAACACCATCAGTCATATTTAACTGATCAATTACAATAACACCTGAAGTATTAATATCTGAGTCAGTACCAATAATCTTATTAAATGTACTTGCTAATTGAGCATCACTAATACCACCTGCTTTAACAGAAATCCATCCGTTTGCTGTAGCACTAAATGTTGCACTGTTAAATCCAGCAACACCTTTTTCAGTACCACCGTCTGTAGATCCTGCACCTGCAATGTTTTGATCTTGAATTACAATTGCATAACTTGAAGCTGCTGGATTAGAACTTGCACTAATTGTTGTATTAGCATAAATCATATCACCAACCTCAACATCAACAGTACTACCATTAAAGGATATAGTACCATCTGTAGTAACAACAAAGAAGTCACCTGTAGTAAGTGCAATGTTACTTGATCCTGCTATTGCAGGAGAGTTTGTAGCTGCATTATATCCTCCTTGGAATACACCAACTCCAGCAACAAGTGATTGAACTTGACCTAAGTTAACACCATCTGTACTAGCTGTACCATTTGCAACTGAAACAAGTTTTTGACTATTTATATCTAAAGAAGCATTAGGTAATCCTAATACGTTTAATGGAATATCAACTAGAGATGCACTTCTTACTGCACCACTTGCACTATCATCAGCTAATATAATAACATCATCTGCTTCTGCAAAACCTGTCATTCCAGGTGCATCATTAATAATACCTGCATTAGTATAATCTACTAATATTGTTGGATTAATAGTACTTGTACCAGTCTGCGTTAAACCAGCTCCAGCAGATACACTTGTTACTGTACCTTGGAATTGATCTGTAGAATTAATTGTTATTGTAGTACCACTAGCAGAAGTTGTAACATTTGTACCACCTGCTATAGTAAATGTACCTGTAGAAGTAATAGCACTTGTTGTACCACTATCACCACTTAATGAAATTGAAGTTACACCAGATGAGGTTACATAACCTGCATCATTAGGGAATAAGTCATTAGGTACTAATGATGGATTATATTTTGCCTGAAGTCCATTTGCTAATACTACAGCAAAGAAATCACTACTTGTCATATCACCAGTAGCTGTACTTAATTCATTTAAATCAACACCAATAGTAACAGTACCTGAAGTTGTAATTGGATTTGTTCCTGATAAATCAATAAGAGCACCTTCTGCAAAACCAACTGATGTAACAGTACCACCACCAACTGCTGCAGTAATTTGTGAAATATTTACATATTTAACATTACCTGAGTCAGATGTATCTGATACTAATAATTTATCATTTGTTGCTACAGTTAAACTAGTACCATCAGCTGCTGCTAATACAACAGAATCAGAACCTAAATAATCAACATTTACTGTTGGTGACACAGAAGCATTACCTGTAATAGTAATACCACTACCACCACCTACACTAGTTACAGTACCTGTATTAGATGTTGCTGTAGTTCCAATTGTTAATTGTGTAGCACTTGCTCTAGTGACAGTGATTAATCCACTACCACTAATAGTTACATCATCATTAGTACCATCTGAACCAGCTAACCTAAGTGTTGTAGTTGCTGCTGGTACAGAAAAATCATATGTTGTATTATCATCAGATCCTGTGGATAAATCTACCCAGTTGGATCCATCATATAATCTCAGCACATTATTTGCTGAGTTATAGTATACTCTACCAGCAATTCCTGTGGGGTTTGAACCTAAAGGCTGAACCACAAAGTTTTGCAGCTGGTTGTTGTTTAAGGAGACATTACCTTGTATGTCTAAACCCGTTAAAAAATTGACTGCCATTTTATTTAATTTTAATTGTTATTTATTATTTATTTCTAATTCAAGTAAACACATCCTGAAAAAGGAGCGTTAAAAGTTATTACTAATTGTTGGGTGCTCTTGTAATCTACATTACCTACTACAACAGTGTTACCACTATCTACTACTGTTACAGAAGGGAACCTCCCTAAATTATGTGTGACTGTCCAAGTATCTGATACATTTTCAAAACACTGTACAAATGTTGCTTCATGAGCTATAATATCTTCTAAGTCAATTATAGTACATACATTTGTTGGTGTCTCTGGACAACTCATGCTAGCTTTAGCATTAACTTTTGCTAACGGTTCTACAAATACACCTTGTGTTTCAGTTGCAACCACAACTTTACTGCTAGCAGAATTCTGCCAGTCACATAATGCTTTTCTTAGTACAGCTGATTCAAAGTCTGTATAACAACATGACTCAATACCAAACTTCAATGATTGAAAATTAGCATATACTTGCTTAGCAAAATTTTGCTCTACTTTAATTTGTTTAAGTAAAGCAAGCTCTTCTTTTTGAGCAGTATTAGATCCTTTTCTTACAGTTGATGCCATACTATCTATTTCTTAAATCTTGTATCTGTTGTCTTGCTAATTCTCTATTTAGGTCAGAAGATGTGTTAAGCTTTGCTTCTGCTTTTGCTTTACATGATTTACATACTACTATTCCATTTCCTAAACTAGCTTTTTGACAGCCACAAGTAAATTGTTTATTACAATGTGCACAGTTTGCCATTTCTTTTTTGGTTTATATTACATATATACTACTTGACCCACAGTCTCCTGATGGGCATGCTATTTTATTTAATCTTTGTTTTGCATATTCATACAATTGCATTCCTTGTGCAGATGATTGACAATATTCAACATTAGCTACCGCTGCATCAATTAATGTTTTGATATAACTCATCTCTGCTAAGAGAGCTTGTTTATCAGAATTTGGTTGGCAAGCCTGTACTTCTAAATCACATAACACTTCATAATAAGTGGTAAGTAATCTAGTTACTCTTAAATGGTTATATTCTACATAAACCTTAGAGTTTGGAGATACACTGTATTTTACAATGTATATTCCATCAGGAATTTTTTCTTGTGTTGTTCCGCAATCAGTTTTTTGAAGAGATAATGTACATGCTGTAAGACACATATCAAAACCTTTATCTACTTGTATAAGTACAGGAACGCTGAATCCTGGTAGTGTAATCAATAGTTCTTCACAGTCTACTGCTAGGTCCTTACTGTATTGACTTGTATCTTTTATACACAATAAATCACAGTTTGATACTGTGGGTATCTCTAAACTTAATATATGTTTGCTTGCCATTGTTTGCTACTTTATTACACTATATAGATAATATACAAAAAATTACAGAGAATATAAAATAAAAAGAGCAGGAGATTTCTCCCCTGCTCAATTTTAAATACTATGGTTGATTAGATCTTACCAGTGAGCATTTGTTTCAACGGAAATTTTGTTACCGTTATCATCAGCCCATGCTGCTAAACCTTCTAATAGTTTAGTAATACCAGCAATAGCTTCTGCGTCATCACACTTAGCGTAGATTTTGTAAACATACTGATCATTATCAAATACACCAGTTGGGTTGTTAAATCTAGGCACACTGTGTTGTACATAGAAAGCTTTATATGTAGCTTTTCTATCAACAGCAGCAAGTAGTTCAGAAGACATTTCAATTTCTCTGATTCTTGAACTGTCAGGATTTCCTTGGTTGAAAGGACTTTGACGGTATCTCTCAGACATAATTAATTCTCTAATTACTTCTTCACCTTTTGTTTGTTGCATTTGACCAGGAGTTCTAGAAGCTACGCCACAGTCATTACATGGATTACCAGTTTCATCTAATTCAGAAACAATAATCTCTACTGGCTCAGCATTAAAATGATCTCTTGTATCAAAAGAACAGTTACCAAACTCAGTGTCAACGTAAGCACCAACAAAATTAGCTTTTGCAGATACTTTTGAAGCACCATTAGGATCAGTTGAAGGTACATAAGCACCAGCTCCTTCACCTTTAGCTTGAGCAAATGTGTAAGCAGATTGTACAGTTTGTCCTGCTGTTACAACAGAAACAACTAAACCACCACTAACAACATCATCAACTAAGATGTCAGCGTCTCCGCCACCACCTGAAACAGATAGTACATCACCTGCAGCATATCCACTACCTACAGAGGCAATTGAATAAGTTGCAATTTCACCACCACCACCAACAGATAAAATGTTGATTGTAGCACCTGAACCAGATCCACCAGTTGTAGCAACACCATCAGCAACAGCATAACCAGTACCTGCAGCAGATAAAGTAGTTCCACCAACAGCATCTAGATCAGCTTCAGCAACGAAAGGTTTAATTAGAGGATCAGAAATTGCCATGTCAGCCATAGTAGCAAGTACTAATGCTGGGTCAATAAATTCTTGTCCATCTACACAACATACACCTGCTGAGTCAGCAATAGCATAAGCGTTGTGATTTAAGAATCTTAGTGCAGGAGATCCCTTCACATCAATTCTCATAAATTGTGTTTTTCCACATGGAGCACAGTCAGAACCTAATTCAAGGCTAGCTGTAGCTTGAGATGCAGATAAACAGTTAGCTTCCCAAAGTCTTGTAATATATCTTGGGTTGATACCCTTAGATTTCACAGACTCTTGGTAGCCACCATGTCCTGGATTGTTACCAATTGTGTCTTTAGAATAAAAAGAACCTTCTACAATGTATCCAAGTTCTCCTTTAGCAAATACTGGAACACCAGCACCACCCGGAAGTGCTACAGATTCCCAATCTCCACCAGCAACTAAAGCCAATTGACCAGCTCCAAGTGCGCTTGTTTTAGTGTCAGCAGATAAATCTACACTGTCCACTACAAACGTCTTAATAAAAGCATGATTAAAATAAGCCATAATTAAAAATATTTGTGTGAGATGTTACTCTCACGGTTTATAAAAAATGATTTTAACAGTTTACTCTGTCCGTAACTACATGTTACTATAATAATATACGCATTTTTTATTTAAATGCATAATTAATTATTTCTTTCTGCAGCAGCCTGACCTCTTTGCTGTTGATATGGATTTTCAATATCACCAGCTATTAGTGCAGCTGCATCATCTAGCATAACTTCTACTAGATCATCCTTAAATTCACAGTCAACATTTGTTGTACTTAATGTACCATCATATGGGTTAACACATCCCTCAACTTCTATAAGTGTTGGTTTTTCATAGTAAGTTAAAACAGGATTTACAATATCAAAATTTGGATTTCTGTAAATTCTAATTGTGTTATTTAACATTGTACAAAATGTTTCTCCCCATTCAAAACTTGGATTCTTTAGAGGATCTCTAAGTAATAACTCAACATTAGCTTCTTCAGCTAAATATACAGTCATTGATCTTGGAGTACAACAATCATCCTTTGCTTGAGTAGAGACCTTTTTGTATTCTAAATAAGTATCAACTGGAAAATTTGTAGATTCAAAATACTCATCAGTAACTGTACCTACTAGAGATAACTCTCTAAGTAAAGGTTGTAAGTCATCAATTCTTTTTTTAGATAACTCATCACCTTCTTTATACATGTTACCACCATGGAGATTTCTTCTACACCACTCAATTTGTGCTTTATTAAAAGCTTCTACAAACTGCCAACATTCAATATTGTCATAATCCTGACTGTCTAGCTTGTTAAGCCTTTGTTTAAGTTTTAATAAGAGTGTACTATTTTCCATTGTATATTATTTTATGAATTCCAATAAGGTTCTACTTTATCAATCAATGATAGGAGTTGCTCTTCATTTTTAGGATCCATTAAAAACTCTAAACATTCAGCTGGTCTTTTACCCATTCTAATACCACTGTCAATTGGCTCAATCCAGCCTCCTGCTTTTGTAGTAATAAATCTATAGTATAGACCATCTTTAATTAATGCTCTAATTTTCAATTCTTCCATATCTAAATTAGATACATCTAAAAATTGTTTAGCAGCTCTCTTTTTATTTGATTCAGCACCAAAACCATTAATATATGCATCCATATTTTCATACATAATATCATTTGGTGTATTCTTAGTATATTGAACACTATCAGCATCACAAACCTTTGCTACATACATTAACTTAGCTGTATTAGAATCATATAAGTTTTGTAAAGATGCCAATGCTTTATTTTTAATTTTAGTTGTCTCAGTTCTTGTTGTAAGAGTTTCTTCAACAGTATCCAAGTAAAACTTTGGATTATTCTGTGCAGCTCTTGCTTCTTTTAAAGATTTAGCAACAATAGAAAAACCTCCAGCTTTTATTGCATAAAGTTTAATTCTATCATAAGGATCTGCTTCAACATCTAAATAAACAGGATCATTACCACATCTAAGTTGAATTTTATCCCAGAACTTAGAGTTATCAGGCTTCATTATAGTTAACTTATTCCAAAACTCTTTATCTTCTGGATCAACTTGGTTAGCTGCTAATTCAGCTTCAAGTTCAGAAACTACTTGTCTAATTTCTTTTATTTTAGCCTTTTTCTCTTTAGCAGGTAACATTTTAACTTCAGGAGCAAATTCATTAAGACCTGTTACATATCTTTTAACTCCATTCAATTCTAAACATGCCAAGCTTTCTTGATGAAATACTCCATCATGTAAAGCTAAGCCATAAGCTTCTAGTCCCATATTCTCCTTATTAGGATTAAAATAAGGGCGGATAGCTATAGTGCTTCCTTTCTTTTTCTGTTGATACTTTTCAACAATTGTGTAATCTTCCATTTTTGGTTTTTTAAAAATTAATAATTATTACTATAGTCAAATAATGCAAACTAATGCACATTCTTATTATTACTAATATTTCTAAAGCAAGGTTTTACCCTTGCTATAGTTTTTGACTTTAACTAACAACTATCTTCAAAGCTCCTGAAGTGTGATATAAATCACCTTTCGCTAAACCTGCAGCTTTTGCTGCTGCATCATCTGCATGGTCTCTTGCTAAGATATCCTTACCAACTGCTTTAGAAGCAAGTATTTTAGAAACACTTGAATTTGAAAATTCATATGTTTTGTTTTGTCTTTTAATATCTAGTGCCATGATCAGTTATATTTAAAGGTTAAAAATAAAAAGGGAGGAGGTTTAACCCACCTCCCCTTATTATTACAATTCTTAGAATGATCCTCCAGTAACTGGGTTTCTCATTACAATTTTAAGAACTTTAGTCGGATCTTTAACCCATACAGCTGGCATGGTTTGAGTCATATAAACTCTATATCCATTGAACTGTCCAGTAGATGCAAACCCTTGAGTTCTTCCCATGTAGTCCATAGTACCATTTTGGTAGAACCACTTAAGTTGATTATCCCAAGAAAGTTTCAACAAGTGAATGTTGTCATTACCTTCGTCAGTTACATCAAAGATGATAAAGCTAAATGAACTTAGAGGTCTTCCATCAATTAATGGATTCTCAATGTCATTAGTATTTAAGTTATCAAATGCAGGATTCAATACAAACTTAACGTTAGCTAAGAATGGAATAGTAAAGCTTGTGTAAGCAAAACCATAATCTAAATCCATACCTTTACCTGTTACAGCTCCGATATCAGATGCATTTTGAACTAATCCAGAACCATACACTTCATCAGCAATTGCTTTGTTGATTAATTGCATACCACCAATACCTGTTTGTACAACAAGTGATCTTTGTGGGTCTGGTCCTTTAAATTCAACTTTTCCTTGGTAGAAGTTGTAAAGCTCAGACTTAAACATGTCAAGAGTAAATGATGACTTGTTGTATACTCTCTTAAATGAGTTATCCAACTGTGACCATAAACCAACAGATAATCTAATATCATCTGGTCCGTCTTGCTTAATTCTACCGCCTTTCCCCCACATGAGGTAAGTCTCAATGTCAGTTGCAATTTTAGAAAGGTGTGCTGCTTCCATATTTGTAATGAAAGTACGTGTAAGAGTACCATTTTCAAATGCTTCTCTTGCACCAGCTTTACCCATAGATGCAACTAATCCTTCAATACTAGGTACTGATGGGTTGTTTGGGTCATTGTCAAAGTTTCTCCAAATTTCAGTTACAGGCACAGTACCATCAGCGTTCAATCCGCCTTTGATCATTAAGTCTGCTCTTGAAGAAATTGAATAGTGTACGTGAGCTTCTGCTCCTCCTACGAAGTTGTAGAATTCACGGAAACCAGAACCTGTTTCAATGTCAGAGAATCTTTCACCATACTCACCACGTGCAGAACCTTTTCTGAAGAACTTAGTTCCTTTTGCAAGGTACTTGTTATCTAAAGAGGCTGCGTTGTTGTTGTTAACTAATTGAACAGTGTAAACATAACCGTCACCTGCTGGGATAATATCATCAGCTGTGATGTAAAGTTCTAAACCATTGTACTTATCATAAGTAATGATATCACCATGTCCAAAAGTTCTCTTGTTAATTTTGATCCTAAACGTTGTTCCATCAACACCTTTTGAAGTGTTAGCAGGATCAAGGTCCGCAACAATGTACGGTAGATCTTGTGCAATAGGAGTTTGCCATTTATACTCACCTCTAGCGTTGTCTACAAGAATTGTATTCTTTCCACCAAAAGAAGCCATTTGATAAAGAGGCATTTCAACTTTTTGAGTCATTGCCCACAAATCAATTGGTCCCATATCCATAGGCTCAGGGTTACCAAGCATCTGGGTAAGGTGATAAGAATCAACATGAGAACTTGCTTTATAGCTTGTATCTCTTAGGAAAATCCCATTATTTAAAACTGGAGTTGCCATAATTTTGATTGTTTTTGATTGTTAATAATTAATTTTCAGTTTATATATTTAATTTACTTAATTAAATTCGTTTAAATATGTTGGTTGGTCTTTGAATCTTTCTCTTTGAGCTTTTCTTAGCACTTGCTTCTTCTGCTTTAGTTACACCTAATGATGATCCTCCTACATTTGATTGCTCACTTTTCAATTTTCTAACCGTTTTCTCAACACTCTTTTGTGCTCCTTTATCCATAATCTTTGCTTTATAACCTGCTGGGTCTTGTAATAACCACAGAGCTTCAGAGATTAATTGGTAATTAGGCTCCACAAATTGATATTTTTCAAGTAAGTGCCCTAACAGATTAGTGTTACGTCCACTTACAGAAGGATAATTAGGTTGAACTAAACCATTATATAACATGGCTTGTGTCTTTCTATCTACTTTGATGTCACCCAATGTACCTTCTTTTAATGTCTCATAGACATTTTTCATATATTGTTGTGATGCTTGCTCTTGTTGCTTTTTCTTAAGCTCTTGTTCTTTGAGCTTTTGTGCAACAACTTTTTCTTGCATCTTATCTAACTTTGGTTTAAACTTATTAGCTTGTGTTTCTAACTTACCTAAGTCTTTCCAAATTTCAATTTCTTCTTGGATATCTTCAGCAGTACCATAACCAGTAGCACTTAAATATTCCGTTATAATTTTTTCCTGTCCTGCAACAGTTTTAACATTTAAAGTTTTGGTTTCTTCTACTTGAGATAATGTAGAAAATAAACCTTTTAAATCTTTACCACCATCAGCTACATATTTTGCAGCTATCTGTAATTCTTGAGGTAAACTATTAAAGAATTGTTTTGGAGTTTCACTTCTTACTTGTCTAGCTTTTTCTTCTAGATTAGCTTCAATTAACTCTTCCCAATCTTTAGCAGTATAATCTTCAAGTGCTTTATCATCATCAAATGGTACAATCTTATCATCTTTAATAAGTTTACCAAATACATCTGATATACCTGAAATTTTCTTTCTACCTCTAGTTTCTTTAGTTTTTTCTTCTGCAACCTCTTCTTCTTCAGAGATGTCACCAAAAACTTCATCTACAGTTGGTGCTTCTTTTTTATCTTCTGCTTTTGCTTCAACTTCTTCAGTTACTTCTTCAGTTTTTTCAACTTCTTCAGTTTCTTCTTTAGCTTCTACTTTAGCATTTAGATCATCTTTTCCATCATTGTCTGGGTCAGCAAAACTAAAGTCTGCTTTACCAGATGTTCCAGAAAAAATATTCTTTTGTTTCTTGTCATCTTGAATCATATCAGCGCCACTAGGTGCACCGTTGAATATTTCATCCAAGTTGATTTCCACATTTTCTTTTACGTTACTCTTCACAGTTTCTGTTTCTGTTGTACTCATAATAATGTTGGTTTTAATAATTAATACTTTCTTACATATATAATATAAGAAATGTTTCTTAATATATAATCAAGTTAAACTTAAAATATTTTACTAAACATGAAAGTTTTTAGCAGTATATAGCTAACGCTTATTTATCTTCATCTTTTTTTGGAGAATCATATTTGTTTTTATTCTCTCTTGCTATTTGAAGTTTAGTATCAGCTATTTGTTTTTGAGCAGCAATTTTTTCTCTTTCTACCGCAAGTCTATTGTTTTCTTGAGCTGACTTTGTAGCACTTTCTTGACGCTTAAAGTTCATTTGCTCACGGTATTGAGTTGTTTCTTTAATATCTTTCATAACATCTTGATAATCAGATTGCTGATTCTGATTTAAATCAACCATAGATCCATAACCAGCAGATCTAATTTCAGCTAATAACACATCATTTCTTCTGTCTTTCTCATTTTCTGATATTTCAACTTGAAGTTTTTGTTGCTCTTCTTGAGCTTTTGCTTGTAGCTGTTGCTCTTGCATTTCACGCTGCTGCTGCATTTCTTCTTGTCTTTGCTTTTGTTGTCTGATTTCTGAATCTTTTAGTATATCAGATACTTCAGCAATTGAATCAGCTTTAACAATATTACCTAATTCATAAATGCTTGCGCCTGTTGTGTTATTCTGAAGAGCCATTTGTTTAAGATTTTCTAGGATAGCTCTATGATTAGTCTTAGTTGTTGCAAATACATTAAAGTCTCTAAGTAGTAAATCTGTACCATTAATAGTAAAGTTTACTTTTTCTGCTTCTGTAGATATGTATTGTAACCTTACACTTGGATTACTACTTTGATAGAACTGAGCAAGATCTGTTCTCATTTGATGAACACGTGGCATTAAATGGTCTGAGTGTTGTACAAAGTACATTTCTGTTTGTGCATATGATTGTTGCATAGCCTGTACAACCCCTGTAGCTGTTTGAGCTGACACAGCCCCACCTAAACGTTGAGGGTTAATACCAATTGCATCAAAGCATTGTTGTTTAAAATAATTTGCAAGTTGAATTCTAGACATCAATCTATTAGTCTGCTCCATGTTAAGAGTTTGATAATGATTGAAGTTAGTAGCATTCTCAGTATTAGTAATTGATGTATCAAGAGGTAGCATTTGAAAATCCTTCATTGCTACATATGCTTTAGCATAATTGTTTTTACCCCAGTCTTCTCCCATTGAGTGACGTGGTAAAGCATTTTGATCAAACATGATTACTGTTCCTAATTCATCTATTAGAATGTCTGCAATCTGGTTATTAACCATATTGTATCCAACTTGATACGCTTTCATTAAGTCTACCAATGATGTTGATCTTGTATTTCTATCAGAAAATACTCTTCCTTCTACTGGTAGCTTGCAACCATACAATGAATTATCACCTTTAAATTGGAAAGGTAATCTTCCTGGTTTAGTTCTATTAATACCTAAGTATATTGGATTAATATTATCACCCATTGTAGATTGCCACATTGCTGGTAAATTTGGTCCAATCTTAACACCGCCCCAAACTTCATTAATCCAAATCCAATCTATATGTTCACCTTCTAGTAATGTGTCTTTTGTTTTTTGCTTAAATATAGAAGTGTCATATATGGGCTTTTTAGTTATCTTATATGTCTCATCTATAATCTCTTGTACAACTTCACCATCTGGTTTAACATGAGTTAAGTGACCAACTCTTCTTTGTGTTTTCCAATATATAGTTGATACTCTCATTAAGTTACCTTCACCCCACATTGAAACATCTTCATTTTCATCAAGGATTTGACTTAATATATCTCCACCTCTTGCAGGATCATTCCAGTAATTACTAGTAAACTGTCTATATGCAAGACCTGGCATATTAGTATTCCACTCATGAGATCTTGTTGCATCATAATAAGCACCGTCATTTTGATAACCAGTAACTTGATATTGTGCTGAACGTGCAGGATAAATCTTTTGAAGTGATTTAAGCTGCTTTTCATCCATCAAATAACCATACTTATCAACTACATCAGAAACCGTCATTAGATCAATCTTACCTACGTAATTTGAATCTGATATATATCTTTGATCTGGTGACTTTTGATAGAAGGTTAACACAGGATTCCATAATTCAATATCATAATCATCTTCTAACATACGGAAATGCCAAAACTCTCTATCAGCAATTAACATATCTCTAAACCCTCTTTCTTCCAGTTCTTGCATTTTGAATCTTTCTTCATCAACTGCAAGTTGGTGTGAAGCCCATTCTTCAATAGAACTTCTATAAGACTTACTAAAGTAGTCTTCTATTTCTGGTAAAGATTTTAAATTTTCAGGATTCATTTGTTGCTGAACTTCTTCAGATCCCATGTCTGCACCCATTTCAATCATCTTGCGCATCATCTTTTGTTCAGCATCTGCAAGTAGTGCTTCTTCTACTTGTATTTTCTTTTGCTCAAGCATTTCATTATATGATGCATCATCTACAGCTCTAAACTGTACTTTTGAATATCTCTTAGCAAACTCTCCTGTAAGAACGTTAATTACGTTTGGGACAATAGGATAAAACTTAAGTTCTAATGCTGAATCATTTTCAGCAGTAAGAACATCCATTAAATCTTTATATTCATTATCTGGCTCTACTATATAATCTGTTTTATCAATTATACCTTTAGCCAGTTTATAATTTTTAAGAAGTCTTCTTGAATTAACACGCAAAAATTCTATACCTTGTAGCTCAAGCCAATCAAGGTTCCACGCAGACCAATCATCATCTTTCTTTTTATATGGTAAAAACTGAACCGGTTGTGTTAAGCTAGAAAATGTAGGCCCGCTTTCAGCTTTAGCCCCATTTTTCATTTGCATTGCATTTAATACTCTCATACCAATTTAGTCTATTTTATATTTTTAAATCCGGATCTTCTTATCTTAGCACCCCCTAAAGTCCTATTGCGTCCAATATTTTTAAAGGCACTACTATACTTTAATTTACTAAAATTTTCTGAGTTTACCAAAGAATCATTCTCTGATTCACGCCTTTTAGTATAACCTCTATTTGATTGTTGAATTTTAACAAAAGCCACTAATGCACCAAAAGCAACAAGTCTATCCACGTTTAATCCTGGGTAATATGCTAACATTTCTTTTAAAAGCATTGGATCTGGTATTCTTTCAACCCCCAATGTTTGAGTCATTACGTTACCATTATCATCTAGCTCTTCATCAATTACTTCTCTTAAAAATTCTATTGCGTAAGAAATCAAATGACTCTTGAATAATGTACCAGTATTCTTCCATCCATATTCCTGATATACTGTTCTATTTGAGCCAAGATCTTTTAAGAATAATATTTGTTGTTTAGGTACTAAATATCTTTGTTTTTTCCTAGCAATCATATGTTGTATAAAAAGTGATATGTTATTCTCAACTATTGTCCAAGCATTATACCACTCAATAATCATTTCTAACCTCTCATGTGTTTTATTTATATCATCAAATCTACCACACCAAGCTGCTACTATTTTATCTTTTTCAATAAACTGTTCTACGTCTCCACTAGGTAATTGTCTTGTAACTTCAGTTGCATTTTTATATACAAAAATACTACACAATGAATCTGATGTTGTTGTCTTACCTTCTGATACAGGGTCAATAGATGCATAGTATGCACCAAATTGAGGTGAAGGTATAGGTCTTTCCCATACAACTATACTACCTGTTTTATCTTGCATTTTTTTATCTACAGGAAATTTAGATATAGGAAGTTTATTTGTTCTTTTTGCAATTATACCTGTTTGATCTCTGTCAAGTTCAATAAGTTCATATGCATATTCTTTCTCCTCAATCTTCTTCATTTGTTTTGATAGAATACCTTGAGGAAATATAGATTCCTTTCTATATGCAAATGCTTCTGCAATATTCAAAGGTTTCTGAGATATTCTTAATTGATACTGTTCACCACTTAGTTCATTCTTCCATCTTTCTCTCTCAATCTTAATAGCTTCAATAGCTTCTTCTATTTGAGAATTACCATATTCATCAATATAAGGGGGCATAGACCACTGTTCAGGAATAAACAGACCTGCCATACCAATAGTACCATCTGCGTCCATTAGATTTGTTTCTACAGCATATATATCATTTGCTGAAGGATTTAAGATCATTTCTTTCAAAGGGCCACATTGTTCTAAATCACCCACTGATCCTGCAGCTATAAACATACCTGTTGTAACCATACC